CTGTGCTCCAGGATATCTGCGATCGTCCTGGCTAAGAATATCTCGTTGCGAGCGGGAATGAGCACACTTAATTCCATTTCATAATTCCTATCTAAAAAGCCCATATCCACCAATGAGGCCCGATTCTTAGATGGATTTGAGATATGCCTAATTCGTCATGATAGACATCAATTCCAAAACCAAAACAATCATCCTCGAGGTGATAGTTTCTACGTTTGTTTATCCTGATTAGATATTTAACGTCATATTTAATGGTTTTTATTCTGCGCTTTATCAAATCGTGGATCATGGCTTGATCTTTCTTTCGAGACGATCGATCCGCCCCTGCATCGATTTAATCTGGCTCTTCAGCGCGTCGATATGTAGCCCCAGGATGATGCCCACCACCCAGGTCGCACCAATGCAAAAGATTAACACCAACTGGATATCCGTCACGGCTTCTCCCAAAAAAAACTGACTTCCCGCTCATCGCACACAAACCACTCGTTGATCTGATGGCAATGTGTATAGGCGCTCACCGCATCCACCACCCCTGCCCCGCGGAACCGGTAGAAATCGTGCCCGCTGACGATCCCCCCCTTCCGCACCTTCCTCGACCAGTAGATCAAATCCAGCATCGCAAAGTCGAAGCTGTGATCCCCGTCGATATATACGAAATCGAACAGCCCGTCCCGGAAAGTATGCACTGCCAGGTCGCTCGCCTGGTGTATGAACTGGGCGTCAAATGGATCCAGCTTCTCGTGCGCCCGCTCCAGCGCCCAATCCTGCATCTCCCGGTCCTTCAGCATCTTCTCGCCCCTGTAATACTTATCCCACAGGTCCACGCAGTACAGCTCCACACCCGGGATCTCCTGGCACAGCGCCAGGCTGAACTTGCCCTCCGCCACGCCGATCTCCGCCCCGATCTTGAACCCTAGCTCGTTGAATAATTGCGCCAGGTGTACCCGGGTAAAACCCCGCACCCGTACCGGCATCGGCTGCTCGCCGGTCTTGTTGAACCGCTCGTGTAGGTTTAATTCGCTCATGCCCTTTCCCAATCCGGAACAAAAGATTTTCTCCAATTCTCCAGCAGCTTGAGCCAGTTCTCCGGCCACGTCGGCAACGGCAGGAACCGCTCAATCAGCCACTCGATCGGGCGCACCTGCCCCGGCCAGGCGTTACTCATCCAGTATTCGGCGCTCCGCTTGTGCCCCGCCACCACCTCGGATCCGCTGATCGAATACCCGCGCCCATATTGCTTGCCCTTGTGCAGGTGTGCGTACCAGGTATGTTTGTTCACCACGATCCGCCCTCCGGACAGCCACACCTTGTTCCCCAGCTCCTGCGGCTCCTGGCTGAACGTGTAGAACAGATCCTCCCGCATCGGCCCGACCCGTTCCCATAGCTTCCGGCTCATAAACCACATCGATCCCTGCCAGCTCATCAGGTCGTCGATCTCATATCTCGGGTCGTCGAAGCGCTCTCGGCTCATCTCGTTCCACGGGATCCCGTGAAACTGGAAATAATTCTCGTTCGTCATCGGGCAGTCCAGGTAGTGATAATCGATTGGCGCCTTCGGCTTCCGCTCCCACAGCTCGGCCTCTAAACTGTACCGCCTCGGGATCGCCAGCCAATCTTCGTCCGTCTCCGCTTTCAAAACCTCGTCGAAGCCCCCGGCAAACATGCAGTGCCCGTCCGTCTTCATCAGCCACTCGCCCGTGGCCAGCTCCGCCGCACTATTGATCGCTGCCCGCATCCCGGCGGCCTTCCCCTTGTGCAGGATCTTCAGCCGGCTATCCCCCACCAGCGCCGGCTCCGGCCAATACCCGTCCAACACCGCGATCACCTCGATATCGCTGCCCTTCGACAGCAAATCCGTGACCGTCTTCTGCAAAAACAACTCATTCCGACTCGGAATAATGATCGAAACTTTTCCCATAATGACTCCGTGTACTTTACGGGCCTAATTTCCTAACTTCCTAAATTCTCCGTGTCTCTGACCGCTGTACTCAGCGGCCTCTGTGGTTGATCAAAACTTCTTCCTCAATCAATCACCCAACGCCCTCACAATCGCCGTCAGCGCCTCCCCGAAATATCCCTCGATGCTCTTCACGCTGGCCTCGAACCCCTTGCGGAACATCTCATGTCCCTTGATCCCCCGCACGCTGATCACCCTGGCCAGGTTCCTCGCCGCTCCGTACGCCCGCTCCGTCGGCACACCCAGCTGCAGGTGCACCCACCGCTCCAACCGGCCGGCCGGTGGCCGCCTGGCGCCCCGTCTCCGTCCCAGCTCCATCACCAGCGGATAAATATCCGTGATGCTGGTCCCCACACGCCCTCGCACGTGCTCGCCGGTCGTCGTCACCTCGCCCCCGATCGAGCCCCTCAGCTGCCCCGACACGCCCACCGGCGTCTCCCTCTTCACCTCGTTGGTCACCGTGATCACCGATTTCTTCATCGCCTTCTCGAGCTCCTTCCGCGTGACTTCCGGCGACTTGTCCATCGCCCGCTGAAACTCCTCCAATCCCCTAATCTGAACCCGATACACCCTGATTACCTCTTCCCGCGCGCCTTCCTCACCATCCGGTCCTTCGGCGCCTCCTCCAACAACCGTAGGGGCGCAAGGCTTGCGCCCTTATCGCCCACCTCATGCAGCACGCCAGGGCTATCCTTACTCACCCAATCCGCCACCGCCTCCTCCAGCTCCACCACCTCGCCCTTTCTCAACGTGATGATGTCGCCGTTCCAGTTTCGGCTCTCGTAATTCCACCGCACTTTATATTTCGGCATCTTCATCTCCATAGGGGCGGGGTCTCCCCGCCCCTAATCCGTTCAATCCGTTCCTGAATCCGTTGTCAGCGGATCAGATCCCTTCCAGATACATCAGCGCGTACACATCCACCGCCAGATCGGACGACGTGCCGTTCCAACTCGCATTTGTGGTGATCTCGACGCCGATATACTGCCCGGCGGTAAACGTCACCTTGCCCCTCGGGATCCTGGCATAGCCGCGTGCCGCCGTGCTGATCGTCTGCGTGGTGTCCGCATCCTCGGTCCCATTCACCGAGGCGCCCACCGTCAGCGAGCCCGCCGACCCGGCCGCGCTCAGGCTGTAGGCGATCGCCACCACCTCGCCCGCAAACGGCATGTTGAACTCATCCACCGCCAACAATGCCGCCGCAGCCACCTCGCTCCGATACAGCTGCACATCCGATTGGTTCGCCGCCACATTGTCCTGGGAAAACGACAGCTTCACCAGCTGTCCCTTGCTGATATTCGGCTTAATCACAGGCATTTCACACCTCCGTTACTCTATCCTGTTCGTTCTGGTAGGGGCGGGCTTTCCCCGCCCCTTTTCTAATCGCTGATTTCTGATTGCTGACCGCTGCCAGCAATCAGCTCCCTACGCCACCAGGATATTCCGCAGCACTGCTGTGTGTTCGATCCCGCTGGCCGCCCCGGTCGGCGTAAATCGGCCAAGACCCAATCGCATCGAATAGATCAGACGCGTCTGGTCCCGTCCCGGCAGCCGCTCGGTCTCCAGCTTCACCCGGCGCCGCCAGCCCACGGTGTAGCCCCGGCGGTTGAAGGCCGCCACCTGCCCCAGCGTGTTATTGCCCGCCGTGGTGCTCACTTTCCCGTCCGCCTCGGTCTTGCTCATGGCGATCGAGCTGATCAGCGGGTGCTGGGCGATCTGCGCCTGCTGCCCGGTCAAAACCGTTGCCCGTGGTCCGATCTGATCCACCGTCTTCACCTCGTCCAGCTGGCTGATCTCCTCCACCGTGTCCGGGTCCGCTACAAAGACCAAATCCGTCGGATCGGTCGGGTGGCCCCAGTCCATCAGGTAGGTGGTGTCCAGCATCAGCTTGCGCAGATTGAGCAGCGCATCGTAGGCGATCCCGATCCCGGCATGGTTGACTGCGTTGTTGGTGTTGTCCACCAAAGCTGCATGCCGCATCCCATCGAACGCCAGATAGTGCTTGGTGTCCGCCGGATCGGCGTCATCCAGGTTGATGTTCCCGGTTCCGGCGTTGGTCGTATCCCCGTTCAGCACCAGGCTGTCCGAGTAGTGCGCTAAGCTCTTGGTAGCCTGGCGCCGCAGGAATGGGATGTACGGCACGATGGAATCTTCCTCCATCTCGCCGGACCACATCTGGTGCAGGATGAACTTCACCGCACTCACACTCACCCGGTTCGACCCTGTCTTGGTGGTCGTGTAATCACTGGCCGTAGCCGAAGTATTCTCTGCCACGAACAGCAGCTCCGGCAGGTCGGCTTCCACCGGTAGGTAAGCCGTCGGATCGGTCATCTCGAAAGATTCCAGCAGGTTGAAAATCCGGCTGTCCTTGCCAGCCCCTTCCCACATATCGCCCACGTACTGCGCCCCGATTAGCTGCAGGCCATAGCCGGTCTCGGCCGTGTCCATCGCCCGCACTGCATTGCGGTACGCCTGGGTCTCCTCCCACGCCCCGCGCTTCGCCAGCGCCCGGTCGGAACCGTAGAACCAGCTCAGCGGGATCCGTGGGAACAGGTCGTCGATCGCCCGTTGGTCGATCTGCCGCACCTGCTCCATCGGCAGGTAATACGCCTCCGAGATCCCCTTGAACGCGTTGCGCAGCTCCTCCGAAGGCCCCTGGTGCCCCGCCTGGCCGCGCTTGCTCTCCATCAGGTCGTACAGAAACTCGATATCCGCCACGCCCAGATTCCAGCGGGCAAACTTGGTCCCGGTCACCTTTGGTTCCGCAGATCCGAAGCGCATCTTGCGCACGAACTGTTCGTCGGTGGTCAGCAGATTGAACTGCTCGCTGACCAATTGTTTAAGCCGCGCCTCGTTCACATTTTCGCCCAGCGCGGTCAAACGATCGTTGATATCCTTCAACAGTAGTTCCAATGCCTCAGTCATTTCAACCTCCCAAGTTGATAAATGTCATGCGAGCCCTCAGCGCCTGTAGCACTAGCTCGGTCTCATCGACCTCGCCCGCACCGCTTTCCGCCGATCGCTCTTCTTCTTGCCCGGTTTCTTCTTGCTCGGCTTCTTTCCTTGCCCGCTCCAGTACCGCCTGAATAAGTGTGACCGCCTGCTCCAAATCGCCCCGGTTCCTGGCATTCAGCATTGCACCCACGCGCTCCCCGATCTTGGGCATCCAATAGAGATTGTCGGCTTCACCATGGAAGAACAATCCACGGATCTCCTCTTCGCCCAAGCCTGCCAGCTCCTCGTTCGTCCGGAACTCCGGCGGCGTCTTCTCCAACCGGCGGTACTTCGGCAGCAAC